GATCAACAGGTCTGCAATCACTCAGCAGCACGATAGATTTTCAAGCATTCGAATTGGAATGCTACCATATGATTATGCAGCAGACGGAGTAAATGTTCGCGATGCTATTGAACTTTGTCAAAAGGCTTATGCAAATATTGCGATTTTTAGAAACGCAATTGATATCATGTCTGAGTTTGCCAATACAGAAGTTTTTCTTGAGGGTGGAACTGCAAAAAGCAGAGAATTTTTCCAGAAATGGTTTGAAAGAATCAATCTTCAAAATCTAAAAGATCAATACTTTAGAGAATATTACAGAAGCGGTAACATATTCGTATACAGAGTTGATGGTAAATTTGACACAAATGACTTTACTCAGCTTGTCAAGTTGATTGAGCCAAAATCTGGAGAATCAAAAAATGACATTCCGCTTCGATATATTATATTAAATCCATTTGATATTGTAGCAAAAAGAAGTTCTTCTTTTAATGTCGGGGCTTATGAGAAAATCCTTTCAGAATATGAACTTTCTAGATTGCAAGTTCCATCAACAGAAGAAGACGAGAGAATCTTGAAAGGTTTGCCAAAAGACGTTCAAGATCAAATTAAAAAGGGAGCTTTCTACACTGATGGTTTAAAAATTGAACTTGACCCTAAAAAACTTTCTTATTCTTTCTATAAGAAACAAGATTATGAGCCATTTGCGATTCCATTTGGTTATCCTGTTCTAGAGGATATCAATGCAAAGCTTGAGCTTAAAAAAATGGATCAACAAATCACAAGAACTGTTGAGAATGTGATCCTGCTCATAACAATGGGCGCTGAACCAGAAAAGGGTGGAGTTAATGACAGAAATCTTGAGGCGATGCAAAATCTTTTCAGAAATGAAAGTGTTGGTCGTGTTTTAGTTTCAGATTATACAACCAAAGCCGATTTCGTAATTCCAGACCTGAATAAAGTTTTGGGTTCTGAAAAATATAAAGTTTTAAATGAAGACATTAAACAAGGTCTTCAAAACATTGTTGTTGGAGAAGAAAAATATAGCTCCACTCAAGTAAAGGCACAAATTTTTGTTGATAGATTAAAAGAGGCTAGAAACGCATTCGTTAGCGATTTCTTGCAAAAAGAAATCAAAAGGATTTCCAAAAATCTTGGTTTCAGATCGTATCCAAAAGCAGTGTTCAAGGATATAGACATGAGAGATGAAAGTCAACTCATGAGAGTTGCTACAAGACTCATGGAGCTTGGTATTATCACTCCAGAACAAGGAATGAAAATGTTCCACACTGGTAAATTCCCAAATCCAGAAGATATCTCACCTGCTCAAGACAGGTTTATTGAGGAAAGAGAAATGGGATACTATAACCCAATTGTTGGTGGTGTTCCAGTTATTGAATCAGACGATTCTGATAATCAGAAAATCAATCAAACCAATCAACAGGCTGGTCGTCCAGAAGGAACTACTGAAGTTCCTCTTGAGGCATCTAAATCTCATTTTTCAAAAAAATCTATCGAATCAACGATAGGTAACTTGGAAGCATTGAGAGGTGCAATCAAAGAGCAAATGAAAGAGAAGCTGAATATGAAAAGATTCGGCAAAAAACAAAACCAAATGCTCGACAGCTTGTGTGAAGCAGTAGCGTGTTCCACTGATGTAAAAAATTGGACACAAATTGCGCTTTCTTGTGTAAATAATCTCAGTCAAATAGAAAAACTTGACGTTATTCCTGAGATTTTAGAAATTGCTGCAAAGCATGAATTAGATAACTACGAAGCGTCAATCTTATATCACAGCAAAAATCATGAAAATTAATCCAGAAGAAATTGAAGCACCTCTTGAAAAGAGAGTTGAATACAAAAATGGGCAAATCGAAATCTCTCTCGCTAAAATGGGAGAAGAAAAAGCAAAAACATACAAAGAGTTTATGGCTACATGTATGAACGAAGAAGATGCCTATGTAAATACTAAAGACATGGACATGGCAAACGCCAAACAAGCATGTGCAATGTATTGGGAAAAATCAAAGGACGAGATTACTGCTGCTGGTCAAAAAACCAAGCTTCTCTCAAAAGACGACCTTGTTGAAGAGGACGAAGAAAAAGAAGAAGAAGACGAAAAGAAAGAAGCAGAGAAAAGAGCAGAAGAACTCAAAAAGGGCGATAAGTAATTTTTAAAAAAATGTCGCAACCAAAGTATAAATATACTACTGTTATTGAGGCAGAAGTTATTGCTTGTAAAGCTGGTGAAAATTCTTTAATTTCGTTAGCTTCTTTAGATAATCTTTCTTCATTACTTCCAAAAGATATTGATTTCAAAGAAAATGTTGATCTCCTTCTTGTAGCTTTTAATGCTGCTGTGGTTAATAAGTTTAACAGGAATGGAGATGGAATAGGTTCTGAAACAGCAGTTCGCTATAACGACAATTTTATTCATAAACCAACAAATATCGAACACGATAAAGAAAAGATTGTTGGACATATCGTTTCTGCTGGATTCAGCGATATCGAAACTAATAAAATACTTTCAAAAGAAGAAGTTAAAGACAAAAAAGACCCTTTCAATATTGCACTAGGTGCTATTGTTTATAAGTCTGCTAATCCTGCTTTTGCAGAGGCTCTTGAGAGGTCTGTTGATCCTGAAGATGGTCTTTATCAAAAAATTTCTACAAGCTGGGAAATCGGTTTCTCAGATTACGTTTTAGCTGTCGGTGGCGATGAAGTATCGTCTGCCAAGATCATTGATAGCAAAGAAGAAATCAATGAGTTAAAAAGCTCTTTAAGAGCTTACGGTGGTAGTGGTATTACTAACAAAGGTGAGAAGATAAACAGACTCATTGTTGGAGATATTTACCCCCTTGGAATTGGTTTTACTACAAATCCAGCAGCAGATGTAAAAGGGGTTTATATGAACACTCCGAAAGAAATAGCTTTAAAGATAAAGGACGTTGAAGATAAAAAAATTTCACAAAAAGAAAAAATTAATGTAAATGCTAAAAAGAACAATCTTATGGAAACCCAAGAAATCGTTTCACAACTAAAGGAACTTCTTGTCGAAAAGAAATTTTCAGATGAAGCTGTCGCTTCTATGACTGCAACATTCCAAAATGCAATCAAAGAAAAAGACGAACAGTATCGCGCTGAACTTACTCAAGCACAAGAAGAAAAAGCAAAAATCGAACAAGAAAGCCAAGAGCTTAAGGCTTCTGTCGATCAACTTAAACAACAATTCGCTGAATCACAAGAAAAACTCGCTGAGTTTGAAGCTGCTCAAAAAGCAGAACAAGCTATTGCACGTTTCAATGAGCGCATGGAACTCATTGATAACAAGTTTGAACTTGATGAACAAGACAGAGAATTCTTAGCTCAAGACCTCAAGCAAGTTGAATCAACTGAAGAGGCTTTCGCTGCTTATTCTGAAAAGCTTGAAATTCTGTGGAGGCACAAGAACAAAGAGTTCAAGAAAGAACTTGAAGAGAAGGCTGAAGCTAGAATTCAAGAAGAAGTTGAAAAACGTATTGCAAAACAAAATGTTTCCACAGCTTCCTCAGAAGAAGAAGTTAAGTCCGAAGAAGAAATCCTTGACAATGCTCAAGCTTCTGAAGACTCAATTCCTAATTCAAACAAGGAATCTTCTGAACAACCAAAATCACTTCGTGAAAAATTTGCTGGCGCGTTCAATCGCGACAATATTATCATTTCTTAACAACTTAAAAACAAAAAATTATGTCAATTCGTATCCTACCATTCAGACAATATGACGAAAACGATGTTATCAATCTTTTCGCTCTTAATTCGACCTATGTGAACGAGTCCACAACTGGAAGCTCACATGGTGACGCAGGTGTGTTCGTAACTGTTGATACTGCTGATTTCAATGCAGACCCAGTTACTTACGCAACAGACAGCTACCTTGGAAAAACTGATTACCCATTCGTTGGTCGTAATCAATACCCAAGCGTTTCTCTCAAGTGCAAACCAGCTACAAGTGGCGATGCCCTTCTCGGTATCACTCTTCGCCAAACTGCAAAAAATGACGAGAACGGTGAAAAGCTTCTTTACTACCCACAAAAAGCAGAAGAGCTTATGGCTGTTCTCCCAGGTCAAGCTGTTCCAGTTGCTTCTCGCGGTATTTTCACCGTTGCAGCAACAGCTTACAATGGCGCTCTTACCGTTGGTGGTGGCGTTAAGCTTTCTGCTGGTGTTAGCGGAACA